CTAATACGCCGCCAAAGTATGCACTGGTTGTTGTATAAACAAGTGAATAAGTTGATACAACGCCAGCAGAGGATATTTTTTGACCTCTATTTGCAGCATTAGGAACAAAATGTATATCACCATTAGGTGCTAATACACCGCCAACGTATGCACCACCACTTGCGTTTGTATAAACAAGTGAGTAAGTCGATACAACCCCAGCAGAAGATATTTTTTGACCTCTGTTTGCATCACTAGGAACAAAATGTATATCACCATTAGGAGCTAAAACACCGCCCCAGTATGCATTATCTACGGTATAAACCAACGAATAGGTACTTACAACTCCAGCAGCAGAGATTTTTTGTCCTCTGTTTGCATCATAAGGAATAAAATGTATATCACCATTAGGGGCTAAAACTCCGCCTGCGTATGCAGTAGTTGTTGTATAAACAAGTGAGTAAGTACTCACAATCCCATTCGTGCCGTTGTTGTTGAACGCCACGCCACCATTCACGCTCTTGTACAGATTCCTCTGGAAGTTCTGGAACGCTACTTCATCCGTGCCAATGCTGCTGTTGTCCCCTGTCGGTGCCGATCCTTGGGCTGACATGGCAGGGAAGGGTACGAAAACTACTTTGTCACCAGCACCCCAGTTCACCAACGCACCGCTGTTGGATGAGGCTAGCACCTGATCCCGGCTGAGTGTCGTACCCGATGAGGTGTAAGTGCCGATCCCAACTTCCCAATCAATGTTGTTGGTGATGGTGTAGTACGTCTGGTTACCGTTGCCGATGGGCGTGAAGTCTTGATAGCCAAGCACCGCCAGCCCAAGCGTAAAGGTTCCCGTACCCGTTGAGGTTGAGTAAACTTTAATACGATCACGGACGACAAATGTCATGGCTAGAACTTATTAAGGAACGAACTAAGACACACACCTAAACCTAATGGTGCGCCGGGATTGGTGGAGATTTTTTGGCCTACTGCTGCGGCATAAGGAACAAAATGTATATCACCATTAGGTGCTAATACACCGCCATAGTATGCACTACTTGTTGTGTAAACAAGAGAATAAGTCGATACAACCCCAGCAGCAGATATTTTTTGTCCTACTTGCGCGTTACCTGGAACAAAATGAATATCACCATTAGGAGCTAATACGCCGCCAAAGTATGCAACACCTACTGTATAAACCAGTGAATAAGTAGACACAACACCAGCAGCAGATATTTTTTGTCCTCTGTCTGCCCTATAAGGAACAAAATATATATCACCATTAGGTGCTAATACACCGCTACTGTATGCACCACTAGTTGCGTTTGTATAAACAAGTGAATAAGTCGATACAACACCAGAAGCAGATATTTTTTGGCCTCTGTCTGCATAGTAAGGTACAAAATGTATATCACCATTAGGAGCTAAAACACCGCCAGCGTATGCAGTACTTGCTGTATAAACAAGAGAATAAGTACTAACTACACCAGCAGAAGAGATTTTTTGTCCTCTGTTTGCATTAAAAGGAACAAAATGTATATCACCATTGGGTGCTAAAACACCGCCATAGTATGCACCACCTGCTGTATAAACCAGTGAATAAGTACTAACTACCCCAGCAGCAGATATTTTTTGTCCTCTATTTGCACTATTAGGAACAAAATGTATGTCACCGTTAGGGGCTAAAACACCACCCCGGTATGCAGAACTTGTTGTATAAACCAACGAATACGTTGATACAACTCCAGCAGAGGATATTTTTTGACCTCTATTTGCACTATTAGGAACAAAATGTATATCACCATTAGGAGCTAATACACCGCCAGCGTATGCACCACTTGCGTTTGTATAAACTAATGAATAAGTCGATACAACCCCATTCGTACTATTATTCCCAAAAGTCACATCGCCATTCACGCCATTCTGTAGCGATGCTTGGAAAGCTGACCATCCTGATAGATCCGTGCCAATACTGCTGTTATCGGCACTCGGAACCCCGCCATAAGTAGCCGCAGAAGGCCATCCACAAAACACATCCTTGGTTCCCGCACCCCAGTTCACTAAGGCATCACTGTTGCTTGACTCAAAGACTTGTTGGCGACTTAAGGTCGTGCCACTGGCCGTGTAAGTACCAAGACCCGTTTCCCAATTGGTTCCATCCGTAATCAGGTAATAGGTCTGGTTGCCGTCACCAATAGCGGAAAAGGCTTGATAGCCCGTTGCCGCCGTACTCAGGGTAAGCGTACCCGTACCCGTCGTCGTGGTAGTGGTCTTAACCCGGTCCTTGAGAACAATCGGCATGACTTAGCTCACATTGCCTGTAATGACGCAAACCGTACCCGACGCAAACAAGATACTAGCAATACCACGCGTAGCCAGTGTGACTGTGGCTTTACCTGCGTCTGTGCCGCCGATGTACGCCGTTGTGATCGTGCAAGTAATCGTAATGCCACCAGACGTATTGTTGAAGACTAGTACGGCATCGCCAGCAGAAAACGTAACATCAGGGATCTCAATCGAACCGCCCGAACCCACCTCAATGAACTCACCAACGTCTCCTGTGGCTAGCGTGTAAGCGGTGGTTTTTGCCGATCCTGATTGGGGGATGTTGAGGTAACCAAGCGTTGCTGTTTGTGAAGGCAGCGTCAGCGTGACGTTTGATGCAAGATTATCCGGCGCTTTCACTGCGGCGTAGTTACTACCGTTATCTGTATCCTCTGGGAGACGGATCTCTGAACCTGCGGTGGCGTTACCGACTACGGTGAGCGGGGTGGCAAAAGATGCCCCTGCCGTAGAAGTCCATGTTGTTCCGTCTGAGGTAAGCACATTCCCACTAGACCCCGGCGCTACAAACTGAACGGCTGAAGTGCCGTTGCCTAAAATGACGTTGTTTGCAGTGAGTGTGGTTGCGCCTGTGCCACCTGACGCAATCGGAAGCGCAGAGCCAAGGGTCAAGGACGATAAATGCGTGATCGCGTCAACGACGTCCGTGCCGTTGTCATACAACACCATGGTCTTGCCGTTAGGCACAGAAACCCCGGTCTGACCGGAAACTTTGACTGTTACCGCAAAGCCGCCTGTCGTGTTGTTGTAGACAATATAAGCTTTCTGGACCGCAGGGACGTTTAAGGTCGCAGCGCCTCCAGGTGTTCCTGTCAAATTTAAGTACAACGCCCTGGCGTTCTGTAAAGCCGTGGTATCAGTTAGTGACAAGGTTTCCGAGGTACTCGACATCGTGACATCGGCTTTTCCACCGATGGCTTGCTCGATGGCCAAGCCAATGTTGTCATTGGTCGTTGCGCCCCAAGTGCCTGACTGATCACCTGTGCCAATTAACTCAAATTTAAGATTTGACCATGTACTAGCCATGTTTTTTCCTTAAGCTGCTACGTCTACTTCGACCCAGGTAGCTGATTGTGCATCATTAACCACGGTCCATGTTGCGTTTTGAAAATCATCAACCATTGACCATCCACGAATAAGTACGGTGCCTATTTGACCCGATGCAGAAACGCCGATGGGAACAACCGTATCATCGACTCTAATTGAAACTGTTCCCGTTGCGCCTGTGGCTGAAACGCCCGTTGGAGTGATCCGAAGAAGCGGAACAACCGTTCCAACATTTGCCGTACCTTCAACACCGGATGCTGTAAAAATGACGGTTGGAAGCTCGTCTCCAATACTTCCAGTTCCTTGGACCCCGGAAACACCATACGCAATAAGCGGAGTGATCGTGCCGATTGCACCAATCCCTTCAACGCCTGTTGGTATTTCTGTGTCATCAATCTTGAATCCGACCGACCCGATTGACCCAACACCCTCCACCCCTGTTGCGGTGACAATAAAGACGAACGAAACATCTCCGACAGATCCAGTGCCTTGTACCCCATCAACAAGATAGGCAGGCGCAATGCCTCCCCAACCGTTATAACCCCAGAGCCCTTCGCTCCAGCCCTTGTCGTACGTAGTAGCAGGCACATTGTTGCCTTATGCAATCCGAATAATTGCCGTAGAAGCGGTGGCAGACGGAAACTGAATTTGAAAATCCCCCGAACTAACCGTCTGATCACCACCAAAACTTAGCACGGCACAAGCTGGGTCTCCAGATGCTGTGTCGTTGTAAATAAGACCCCCACAAGTGGTAAAAGTTGCACCTGACCACGTTGTGTTATCAAAATCACAAACGGCTGTAGTACCATCTGCTACAGGCGTGATGGAGGTTAGTGTATTTCCTCCAGCTGTATATCCAGTGCCGTTTTGTTCATCCGATCCCAGATCCGTGTAGCTCGTCGTAGCTGCTCCAAACGTACCACTTCCAGAAGCCGTCGCTTTAAGCAAAGCTAATTTAAATGTGTTGCCCGTAGAAGCCGTGAAATTGTGAACCGCTTTAAGAATTTCGACTTTAAACGATGTCGGCATCGCGGTTGTGACAGTAATCGCCATTTCAATTCTCCAATAATTTAATCAACTCGGGATGTCCCGCATCCCGAAAGCGGTTCATTAGCGTGGTGTTATGTGACGCCACCGCCTGTCGCATGTAACGCACTAAAACCTCACGGACTTGCGCCTTGAAGGCCTCTGCTTGATCCCGAATAACGGGATGAGACGACGAGCCTACATAGACGATTTTTTCAAGCGCCATTTCAGCCACCTCTTCAGGCGAGAACCCCCGTCCAGAGACGTGGGTTACTTTAAATTCCCCAAGAAGAGCACCACCAGATGATCCAATCATGGCCCAGGACTCACAGATTTAATCGGTAAACGAATCATGCCATCTCTGTACTCATCACGTCTACGACGTCCTTGCTGCTCCATACCAAGACCTTGGATGGCTTGCTGGTAACTTTGATTAAAGTATCCAAGCATATCGGGGGGCCCTTTGGTGTAACTGTAAGCCTGAATCAAACAGGCATAAAGCAAAGCTTCAGGTGCATTCAAACTGATCCACGTTGTCGTGTTGGTACTAGAAAGCTGGGCAGGTCGGTAAATGTAGCCCAACTCCACGGCAAAATTTGCATTAGGTGTTGGAGCGATGTAGAACGTGTTCTGATCCCAAACCGAATAGTACTTAGGTACTCCTGTCTCCCCGCCATCAGGCCAGTACTCTTTCATGAACGACGTGTCACGGAAATCCAAGAAAATTTGGTCACTCGTTGTAGGATTGGTGATCATCATGTAACGATGGGTCAAGATATCTGATGGCGAGGTCAGAAACTTGTTCCCCGAAGTCATTAAAGCAGTGGATTCTTTTTTAAAGTAATCCAGGTCGATATCCCGCAGGATGCGGTTCTCGGCCATCGTAATGAAGGTGTTGATCACCGAGGCCGTGAACACATTGCTGTTCACCTCAGTGTAGTTCCTAATGTTTGTAACGAGTTCGTCGTAAGTCATGATCAAGTAATCACAATAGTGACGTTGCCAACAAACCCGTACCCCGTGACAAAATCTTGTGCGGGATATGGCCTCATGTCCGTGCGATTCACGGTGCTGAACCCAGAGCCAATGCTTTGAAATGGCGCACTAAATCCTGGCGTCCCAAGGTAGATTGTAACCGGCTCAATGCGATCAACGCGAGGGTCTTTGAGCGCAATCGCATCGCCACGGTACTTGAGCGGATAGAGCTGTGGCTCTTTGGGCTCGTAGTCATCAGGACAGACCATGAACCCCCGCCAGTTCTTGCGCAGCGTGTTGTAGGAGTACCGCTGTCCGCAGTAATCACACAGGCCGAAGGAGAATTTGCCTGTTGCAAAGGCCATGACTTACTGCCCGAAATCGGGAATAAACAGAGCGCTTGCCGTGTCTCGGTCTTCCGCAGCCGCGCGCTGGAAGTCTTCTTCGTAGATCTGCTTAAGCATGCCCACACGCTCGGGCGCATACTTGAGCGCTACTTGATAAGCAAGGCCCGAAGCAAGGCAAGGCAAAAATCGGAAGTTAACGTCGGCTGTATTGGTGTAAACACCCGCATCTTGAATGCGACGGATACGATAGTAAACCAGCGTGTAAGCCAGATCAGGCGACGGATACAAGAACACCTTAAACGTATTTGCCCGTTGTACGTACAACTGTGCAGGTTGCGCTTGCACCGTCTTATCAGGAAGATCCAAATACTCTTCGCGGCTAATACGGTCTAGGGTAATGTCTTGCTGGGGGCTGACTCCCGGCAAACGGATTACAGCGGACAGTACGTTGACCGTGTCAGAGGCGAGCGTGATCTCGTAGCCTCCAGGCGTTAGGGTATATGAAGCCTGCTCAATGGTCCAAAGATTCAAGCCTCGATTGGCCCAATCCAAAAACAACAGGTTCATCGACCGACGCGCTGAGCTGAGCTGGTAGCCTGCGGTAGGCCGCATGCCACAGCGTTCAAACGCTTCTTCGATTAAGTCATCAATCGAAAGATTGAAGTCGGTCGTGCCTGACGTTGCCATTTAGTCGCAGCTTCCGCCCATGCGCATCTTCTTGACGCCCTTCATGGCCATGCGCTTGTGCTGATTAACGGCACCGCCGTTTTTCATGCGCACAGGGCCCGTCGTCTTGCTTGTTTCACTCAACATTTTGTTGGCAGGGCCCGATGTAACCGCCCCGCCACCCCGTGTTGCACAACCCATTCCACGTCCAGCCATGATTATTTCCCCTTCTTCATAACTTTGCCACCCATTTTCATGCCGTGTTTGGCTCCGGGCATCATCGATCCATCAGGCATTTTGTGCATAGCACGACCCTTGGCATCCGATGTTTTCTTTTTCATAGCACGACCCATTTTATCGGCCATGCCACCTTTTTCATAACCCTTCATCATGATTTCTTTACTCCTTTTGCAGTTTTTGCAGACTCTCTGAAGGCTTGCGCCGTTGGAGCACCCTTGGTTCCAGGTTTGCGCATCTTTTCGCCCGATCCGGCAGCGATTCGTTTGCGCTTGGCTTGGATGTTTGCATAAAGCCCTGGTTTAGTTGCCATGTTCAGGGTCCTTTTTTGACGAGGGCATCAATCTTTGCTTCAAGGCGCTCAAAGCCTGAATCAAAGCGTTCCATGATCTTTTCAAGATCCTGTTTAACTTCTGCACGAGTGATGTGATCACGAGCTATCTCCTCTCGTGTTCGATTCAGGAGGATCTGGATGCGTCGTTGTTCATCCGAGGCTTGCTTAAGCATAAACATCACCAGAGCCACCAAAAACGAGGTGATCAAATTCCAAACTAGCGTACTCGTTTCCATTCAACATTTCCATCGACGTCTTGCTTGCCGAATACGGCTGTTGGGGTCTTTGGCTGCTTCAGGATACATCTTCATTTGACCCGCAGATCTAGCGCAAAAAGATTTGCGGCGTTTGGCTTCCGCAGGGCTCGGATTATCCGTTGTCACAGCCGTCTTAAGCTTGCTGCCAGGGTTGGCTGCGCGATAGGCTTTGACGCCTTTTTGCGTCATGCCCGCGCCTTGCTTCGTCGGTCGGAAATTACCGCTCTTGACCGACGTTGCAATGCCCATGCCCTTCTTAGCCATTTACTGCGCAGCCCCGCCTTGAAAGAGCAGTGTTACGCTGGTGACTTCAGCATTAGCTACGTCAATGAACACCCCTGTATCAAACAGGATACCCATGTCAGGAATAATAATGTCACTGGCTCCTGCCGCAGCGGGAGTGTTGATCGTGATCAACGCCGTACCTGACGACGTGCTGCCGTTTTTCAACGAAAAGGACGATCCAGTGCCTGTGTTAGTGAAGTAAATCCCCACCACGCGCGTGCGCCCTGCGATCGCATGTCCGTCAGCAGTCTTAGTGACTGCCTGAATATTACTGGAGCTCATAAGAGCCTCCTATTAGGAAGCTTGCGTGAACGTTACGCCCGCAGCAACCGCACAGTAAGCATAAGCAAACCAACTTGTGCCATCGCAATACAGCTCAACGCGATCACCCGCAACGGCCTGCGCATCCACAAAACTGATTGTGTCATCTGCGGTGCCCGTGTCGCCAGCAGCGCCAGAAGCCGGATAAGCTTGGCCTTTGATGATGTTGGCACTCGAAGCCGTGACAATCGTATAGCTTGCGCCAGAAGGAGCGGTCTTAACGATGAACGTATAGCGAAGTCCAGCGGCAGGAGTAGGCAACGTGGTTGCAAACTCTGTGGCGGCATTCAAGAAAAAGGTTCTGCCCGACTGCGCCGCTGTCAACGTGCTTGCTGCGGTCAGCTCGGTGGTTGCGGTTGCGCCAGTGATGTTACCTGTTACATTGCCAATAAAGCCATTGGTCGAGGTAACTGGCCCACTGAAGGTTGTATTAGCCATTATAACGATCCTCACATGCGATATCGGCATATTAGTCTGCATGTCGTCAGCCGGGACTGTCTAATATGCCGGAGCTAACCCCGGAATACCTGTGTTTTAGCAGGTTGTTAGCCTTCAGTCAATGCGCTAAAAACCCACCGCTTTTTGCCGCAATCAAAAATTCTTCGCGCCCCCATGAGATAGGTCATCTCTGTCTCGGATCGCACGTCGGTGTCAGGGTCAAAAGTGTCATCCACGTTGTGCTCAAGAAGACGCTTAGGGATGTTTCTTCGTTGGTAATGGCTCTTTGGCCAAAGTCCTGTTTTGGGACTCCATACCTGATAGTCCGCTGGGATCTCCTCTTCTAAGATAAATCCAAGCTTCCTGTACATACTGCCGTCAAAGTACCTGTTGTCAGAAAAACTCTTGACTTCAACGGTTGGATTTTCTTTTAAAAAGGCTCGAAACAAACGGGACGCTGCCCCAACAACAGTAATACGTGTCGCAAAACGAGAAAGCGTCCAGACACGGTGAGCAACGCCTCGGTCATTGGCCCCAAAAGAAAAGCGCATGCAGGCCACAAGTTTATTGTTGTGGTAAAGACCGTAGTGGACTCCTGATCCGTTTCCCCCCTGCGGATGGTAACGGTCGTAGAACTTTCGAGCTTCCAAGGATTCAACCTGACGCAAGTCGCATTTCCTGGCCATGAGTCGCCCCTTGGATTTACCGATGGCATTTCTTAAAAGTCGCCGCAATGCGTACTCGTGCTCGACCCATTCTGTCTCGTAGATAGTGATCAACCGGATGCCAAGCTGTTGGCACGCGAGGTGCTTTTCGACATGTCTTCGTTTATTTTTCGCCTCGTCCTCGACACTCTCATGCGAATGCCAATACATACCGCAGTATTCAACGGCTATGCGATGTTCAGGCAGGTAGATATCAAGCTCTTTGCCTTTAAGCAGTTGCCGATCCCTCGTTATCACCTCTGTAAAAGTCGATAAAAGCCGACCGATACGGTCCTCCTGCTTAGACAACAGGTGAGCACATTGAGGACAGCCATGCAGTCTTTTAATGTGGTGCTCAGGGGACTGCATAAAACTGCCGTGTTCTTTGCAGATAACCTCAACTTTGCTTTTAGCGCCAAGATAGACCGTCTTGCTGTAGTCGTAACGGCCCTGATGCAGGCTTGTCGCTTCCGCTACGAAACGAGAGCCAAACTGATCAACCTTAGTAGCAGCTGTTTTCTTAGCCGATCCAAGTACATTTAACCGTTTCCCACGGCTTATCGCACCGCAGTCAGGACATCCTTGTTTTCGGTATAAATGTTTGAGGGGAGATACCTGAAAATCCCCATGATCTAAACAAGTCACGACAACCCTAGTCGTCATGTTGACGTATTGGGTCTTACCATACAGATAACGATTCTGGTGAACTTCTGTCACTTTTTTCAAAAACTCACCAGGATCCATGCGTCGAGACTGGATTCTCTTTTGCCCTCCGCATTTAGGGCATCCGGCCCCGTTTTTACGAAACTGCGCAGCATATTGCTGAAAAACACCGTGTTCATGGCAGACGACACCTGTTATAGGCTTTAACGCAGAGGTATAAACAGCCTTAGAAAAATCGTATCGTTGGCAAATGTCAGAGGGAAATTTGGCAATGACTTCTTGAAAGGTAAGCAACGCAGTCTCCTTTATAACTTTCGTTGCCTATTTTAGACTAAACACCAAAGAAAAAGCCACCTTGCGGTGGCTTCTCCAAAAACAAACGTAAATGCTTGTTTTTATGCGGCTCCGGGACTTCCGAAGATGCCTCTGGGGTCGCTGAAGCCGAACGAATATCTCTCACGAGCCTTGTAGCGTACGTTACCTGTGTCGAAGTCGCCTTCAAACCCAGTACGCATAGCCACACGCTCAAACATCTTCATGCCGTTAGGAGCATCCGTCTTGATGAAGTATGCCTCGGGATCGGTCAAGAAGTGGTTAACCACGTAGCCCTGCGGCACCATGCCCATGTTCTTAATGGCATTGATGTCGTTGTCTGCCGTACCAACACGCAGCGTGGACTTCATGATGCGATCAGCCGTAAACATGAGCTCTTTCGGGATGATCAACTTCAGGCCCTGAACAGCGATCTTCAGGCCACGTTCGTCGGTAAACGCTGCGATGTCGATCAAAGCCTGCTCAAGCGCAGTTTCCGAAAGGTCCGCAGGCGTTGCAAGCTCGTTTGCAAGGTCAGGACCACTCAAGGTGGGGTGATCCAAAGCACACAAGGGCTTGCCGTCACCGCCAAGCGAGGTGGTGAACGCACCGTTCAACACAGCAGCAGCTTTGATCTGCTTGGTCTGTGCCATGGAGCGAGCCAATGCCTTGGTGTAACGCGCTGCCAAGCGGTCATAGAGGTTGTCCTCTACGGCTTCTTCAGTCAGCGAGAAAGCCAGTGCAATGGTTTCGTGGGTGTAGCGAGCGGTGTAAACCTCTTGCGCTTGGTCGTACGAAACGCCAGCACCTTCAGTCTTGACCGGAGCCTCGCCAAACCCTGACTCCATCACCTCTTCTTCAAACGCACGATCAGAGGATTCAACAGAATAAATCTGTAAATGCTCGTTTTCGTAGTTTTTGTACTCAAGGCCAAAAAGAGCATTGAGTCCAGGCTCAAGCTCTTTGACCAGTTGTGCGCGGGAAATTGCCATGATTTAGCTCCTTTACTGGCCAGCAACACCGGCACTGCCGTACAGGTGCTCGTTGATTTTTACAACAACCACAGCGTAGTTGCCCAGCTCGTTTCCAGGAACGTTATAAAGACCAACCAACTTCAGGTTTTTATCTGCGTCGGTTCCAACGGTCGAAGAATCAAGTTCCATGGTGGAAACACCTGTGGTGGTGTTGCCTGTGCTGCCGGTGGTGACATCAGCGTTCTTGCCGAAATCGCCCTGCTCAATATCCTCATCGGCCTGGATGATGAACAACTGGCTGGGATCATCAATCACGTCGGCAATGATCTTGCCTTGGGTGATGTTGACGGAACCAGGATAGTAATTCTTCCAGGTGGGCTTTTGCGTGGTGGGGTCGTTGTAAAAACAACCGTTAAACACGCCAACTGCTGCGGTATTAGTGCCAGCAACAAACTTAATGATGTAGCCATCTTTCAGCGTGACAAGGTCACCCTGGAAAATCGCGCCCGATTGGTTATCTGCAATTTCGTAACCGTACTGCTTTTGAGCTCCGGTTGCCGACAGATTACCAAGAGGACGCAGGCCAAAGGCTTTATCTACGTTAGCCATTTGTCGATCCTTTTAAAAGATTAGGTTTCAGCCGTAGGTCGGCTGCCGAACGTCGTACGAGAGCGCCGCTCCGGTGAAGTAATCCGCATGCTGTCGTGCGCATTGGATTTCAACAACTCGTTATCGATCGCTCTTTGTTGGTCTCGGGCTCGATTTTGGTAATACGCATTGCGCTCGGCCACGGTCTCTTCAGGGATACGTGCAAGGACCACGGCCCCGACACTAATCACACCAGCATGGCGTCCGTCTTCAACCGTGGGGGCTACAAAATCAGGATGTTCATCCGCACGCACGAGTTCATAACCTTCGCGCAGCTTTGAAGAAATATTCATCCGATCATCTTGGCCCATGGTCTCACGACGAATCCAGCGGTTTTTAAATCCTGGAGGAGCGGGAGGAGCGTCTA